GGGGGGGGCCGGGGGGCGGAGCCCCCCGCGGGGGGGGGCCCCGCGCGCATGCGCGGGGGGGGGCGGCAGCCCCCGGCGCGCGCGCGAAGCGCGCGCGCCGCCGCACGGCCGTTTTTTTTAAAAAAGAGGAAGGAAGTCAGCCATTTTGTAAAACAAAATGGCGGTTGTGACGTGTACACACGTGACAAATCACGTGACGGGGCCTACTTCCGGGTTACAGCGGGTCCCCACCACGTGACTTATGACGTGTGCACGACCTTTGACCCGGAAGATGTTGTCCACCATTTTGTGTAGCTTCCGCCGAGGATGACCTTTAACCTTCACGTCAATCCTTGACGTCAGCTACTTAAAATGGCGGCTGTGACGTCACTGGAACGGCCATTTTGGTAGTTTTTAGAGGTTAAAATGGAGGCCGAAGCCTATGGCGACCCTCTATACTGACAAATGGCAAGAAGATAAAGGCCTTATGGCGAAGTCTGGCCCCACTCACTTTCGTTGCTGTTCATCCCCTCAGTGTCCAATGGCACCTCGGAGTCTGTTTAGTAAAGCCCCCGACCCCCCCGACGCCGAAGGTCCGAAACGCGCAAGCGTTTCGGGTGGAGGGGGGGTCCGAGATGTCCGGCGCAGCGCGAAGCGCGTAGCGCCGGACTTCGAGGGAGTTGCCCCAGGGGGGAGGGTCGCACTCCTCGCTTACGCTCGGAGTGCTTAGTGACCTTAAGAGGTTGACACCGACAAGTGAAACTCCCACGGCCTTGTTTATTGAAAACCAAGTTTAAAAGATACACGGAATTGAGGTTTAGGTTTAGGTACCCAGGGGTAGAAGGGGGTGTCTTTTAGGTTGGTTCTAGGTGGTCTGTTAAAGGCCTTACAGCACTGGTACTCTGTTTCCCACTCTTCGGCTGTTGGGGGGTGAGGAAGGGGGTCCCCAAACATGTCATATTTTATGAAGGGCTTAAAAATTGTGGGTTTAAATGCAAATTGGATTGGGTTTTGAGGAGTTGGAGCAAGAGGAATTGGAGCTGCTGCTTGATTGCGAGCTGCTCCTGGATGTTTCGCTGGAGCTGGAGCTGTACTGTCGGCGTTTGGAGGACTTCGACTTCTTTCTCTTCTTGCTGTAGTGGCGATTTTCCTTCCCCTGAAGTCGAGTCTTCTTCGAGCTGGAGGATTTCTGCGGCTGCTGTAGAAAGTTTGGGTCTCTTAGGTTTGAATGTAAAAGATTCATCAAATTCTTGTTGTTGTTGCATTCTTTTAAGAGCTTTTTCACTAAAGAACCCGCGTCTGGAGTCGAAGTAGTGGAAGATGTAGGCCGGTCCCATGGAAAGCGGGCTAACGACTTGTACTTCTCGAGTGAATCTACCGGAACCGGGAACGATTCCGGAGTCTCCACAGGGGTTTTTAACGACCTGTGGGTAATACATGTCGCCCCCCCAGTTAAAAATAAAGTTGTAGTAGAGAGTCAGTTGTACATTTTTATATTCGTCTCTGTAGGCGTACGGTCCAGTCTTTGAGATGTCATTGAGTACTTGTTGTTGGAACCACAGCATGGGCCTCCATCGGCATTGCCAGTATACTGGGACTTGGCCACTTCCTGAGGGCATTTTTCCATTGCCAAAGTTTGTGTCATAGACTACGTATCCCCAGTTAGGTCTGTTTTTGTCATACATAGGTGGTTGAGTGTATGGACAGATCATAATTATTAAGCCTGCTGTTTCATGGTCCACATTGGGTCCTAGTTGAGTCTCTACATAGTCAGTGTATCCAAAGCATATTGCCCATAGGGGCATGTCTTCTAGGGTGCAGTAGCATTGTTTTTCATTGTAGTCTGTGCCCTTTTTAGACAGATATTGAAACCATATTTTGTTGCCTTTGCCCTTGTCCATTAGTGGGTTGTATGTGGTGTCTACATATGCTGTTTGAAACTGTAGGTTGTATCTGTTGGGGCCTATGAATATGTTGCTGAACCATCCACAGTGGTATTCATAGTAGTCTACTGTGGGTGTTGTTGTACTAGGTTGTGGCCATACTTTTTTGCTAACTGGATTATTAACTTCATAGTTAAAGTTGCACTGTCTTCTTTCTAAAATGTAGTCTTTTTGGGCTCTGTATGTGGGAAAGCCGAAGTTACTGTCATATGGAATTTTGTACATTTCACTGGTTGTTTGTGGGTATGTACCTGAGTTACCTGTCCATGGTGAATTTTTTTTGCTCCAGTTATCTTGCCACGACTGCTGTTTAGTGTTTTTAGTGCCATCAGGATTAAATGCAGGAATTCTGCCTAGTTGAGCCTCTGTGGCAAATGTTTGATAGTGTGAGTCTGTTTTATAAAGCCAATTTTCAAAGTCTTGTGTGGACTCTTGGTCTTTTACGGAAGTTCCTATAACTGTATTGTAGTTCTTGCGCAGTACCTGGAAGGTGGTGCAAGGGTTGTTCGTTTGTGGTGAGCAGAACGGATACCGCAAGTCAGCCGCAGTTGCTGTAATACTAACGAGCGGAACCTTGCACAGGTCTTGCTGAGTGTACCACTTGTCTTCAAATAGTTTGGGGGGATTAAGTCTTATTTTAACAAAGCGTCTGCCCCCAGGTCTTGTTTGAAAGCTGGGAATTATTATCTTGTGTTTGCTGAGCATGAGTAGTCCCGGGTGCGTGTTGGGACTTGTGAACTGGTTCATTTTTAGTGGAGGTATTAGGTTGTAGTGTACTATAAAGTCACAGACGGGGCTTCTGTAGAACCTTAGTTTACAGCCCCTGTATCTGGCGAGGTCTAGCTGGTCGTTTGAGAAAGTCCACCTGTTTTGGTGTTTTAGGTACTGGTCATACAAGGCTTTCAGAGAGAAAGTCACTGTGCTCATTCCCCCTCCGAAGGGGAAAGGTTGAGGAGTGTAGTCCTCCATGTGGTAGCCATAGTTAAAGGCTGCCCTGGGCTCTCCGCATATAATTATTGGAAGTCCGCCCTTAATGTTGCACCTCTTAACTATTGCCGGGTTCCACTGAGTCAGTATGAGTTTCTTTTTGCGTCGCCCCCGTCTTATGTACCTCCTGCGTCTCCACCCCCGTCTGTAGGTACGTCTGCGAGTTCTGCGGCGCCTCCTTACCCTTGGTTTGCGTCTTCTTCCAAGGCCGCGAACAGCTCGTCTAGTTCTTCTTCTCGGTAGTCTCCTTCGACGGCGGCGCCACCTTCTCCACCGGCGCCTCGGCCTCCAGCCCCACCTTCTGAACCAGTAGGCCATGCTAGTTCTCTAGAAGGGGTCGCGGGGGCTGAAGGGAGTGCCGGGAGGCGGCGGAGCGCCGGGCGGCCTCGCGGCGCTGGGCCGGGAGGGTCCAGAGGCGAAGAGGTAGCAGGCAGATAGTTAAAGCGAGTAGCAAGGTTAGTAAAATGAAGCACGGGATCACCACAGCCACAGAACGAGTGGTGGGATCTAAGGGTGGACTCGAACCATTGCTGCTCTCGGATCCCGGCATTAATAGTAGGTGTGGTGAAGCTCATGGCAGGTGCCTTCGGTGGAGCTCGCACAGCTTGCAGTAGCAGTTTCCTTTTCGCTCGCACTCTGCGAAAGTGCATTTTTTAAGAGCCTTGCCCGGGGCCCGGCCAGTCCCGAGCCCGAATTGCCCCTTGACTGCGGTGTGTAAACTCACCTCCGGCACCCGCCCTCGGGACGCGCGGACTCCCCTCCGTGGCGTTCTCGCTGCGGACGGGCGTGGAAAACTCAGCCATTCGGAAGTGCACTTACTTATATCAGGACGTAGACTCGTCCCAGGAAGTGGACGACATAGTACTGGGTTGGCCTGCGGGAGTCACGTGGTTAGTGGCGGACTTCGGG